ATCATTTGGTAGTTCTGACCGATCATGGCGTAGCTGCCAGATGCGACTGTTGTACCAGATGAGCAAACAACTGCTTTGAACACAGTGTCAGGATCGTCACAAACAATAGCGACAGCGTCACCAGCCAGCGTACCGCCGGGCCAGTATTGAGCAAATTGCTTTTGCTTGGTCAGTGGGTTGGTGTATGAACAGCCAAGGAAAATACCGACCATACCTTGTGCAGTACCGTCAGTTGTGATGCCCAAGCGCATTGCATTACCGCGAATGACACGAACAAAGTCACCATAATAAATGCTGACTGAACTGCCATACTGAATAGGTACTTCACGGGTAGAACCCGCGAATACCTGACCTCCGATCAGATTGACCGGCTTTAGACCGTAGGGGGCCGAAACCGTGGGATAAGCCATTTATGACTCCTTGAAAAGTTTAAGTACCTGTACCAAACGTCACTTTTGTCGATTTCTCTGAAAACTTCGACATCCGTGGGTCGTTATCTCTCATGAAGTTGTTGTCCACGGAATCCATCTGAGATCTGTTTTGGTTAGCGTAATACGCCTCACGTTGTTTCAGAACTTCAGTAGGAATTGCGCAAAGCAACAAACCTCCCATCTCAATATTGCCTTTGAATCGGCCATCTTGAGCAGCGTGCATCATCATTTCGGGATAGTCCTCCGCTTTCACGGGTTCATAACCTTCACGTAGGCTTGAAGAAATATTCTTTGGATCTGCATAACCCATCATGCTGATGCGAATCCAACGATGTGTAATGCCGGGACGAGGATCAGGTGACGGAAGCATTTCAGGCGGTTTCCACATTGTGGGTCGTGCCATAGCTTCACGTGATTCCGCTGCACGGGGTGCGCGGTTTTGCTTCACTGGTGTATCAACTTGTTCCATTACGCATTCCTTTTAATATTTGCAACCTGTTTCGCATAATCTTCTATAGGCACACCAAGGCGACGCGCAATGGCGGCTTGAGATGCTGTCAGTTTGACTCGAACAGGCGGTGAGCTGCGTGTAGCGGGAGCTACGATTGCAGAGCTTCTTGCGGCGCGGCGAGGTGGTTCCTCATCCGGATCTGACGTTTTGTAAGAGGTATCGTCATCCTCATGGCGCTGAACATCAAAGTGTTCAGGAAATCTTTTGCGCATCGTTTTATCGATGGTGCGGAAATACTCTTCAGTACCCGCGTAGGCATCACCATATTGGCTTTTCAGTTTTTTGTCAAGCCCCATCGCTGCCATTGTCATTTCGTCGTCAACCCCAAACCATTCTGAATTGGCCTGAACCCATTGCTGAGTGCGGGGGGTTAGATTGGTTTTTTGCTCGGTAGCAGGGGGTTTGAAGTTATCCGGCTCTTCGATTGGGCGCATTTGACTGGCGCGTTCAATCTTCATGGTGGCTTTTGCAATGGCCTCCTGAGCATCGACAACTGCGTCGGAGTCACCGGCTTCATACGCATCTTTGTACCGTTTCTTGGCGGCATCAAGCTCAATCTGGGCGCTGGATTTGTTCTGTTCAATGAACACTTCGCTGCCGGATTTGAGCTGGCCTTTCAGGCGTTTGTTTTCTTCATACACCTGACGGGCAAATTCTTCGGCGGCAAAACGCTCACGCTCGGCTTTTTCTTTGGCCCGGCGTTCGTCGTGATAGACGCGCTTGAGTTTTCCGACCCGCTCTTTTACATCTTTGCTGTACTCGGAAAGTTCTTCGTCGGACGGGTCGTCAATTGGAGGAGCGGCTTTTCTGCCGCGATCTTCTTCGGGGGTGTCATCTTCGATGTCTACCTCGAATTTTTCCTCTTTGCTTGTGTTTTCCTCAAGTTCATGCGGGAACTTGAATTCAGTTTCGTATGTTGCCATGTTTTCTCCTTATGCACGCGAAATGCCGCGAGGGTCTTCCACTACGCCTTCAACCGTGTCATCGTTGATGATTCGGAATTCGCGTCCGTGGATCTTCAGGCGTGTGCCTGAATTGGGTCGGACGATGACAAAGTCACCGGCCTTACAGCGCGGCCCAGTTGGGAACCGTGTTTTGTCTTGGTACGCTTCGGGGCCAAGTTTGACCACAAAGAGAACGGGTGACAGCAGCTCTTCATATTGCATTGATTGACTTGATTTGACCAAGCCAATTTCGCTGTCGGCAAACTCTTCCATTGCCTCCGGCACAACACAGAGCAGAAAGAACCCAGAGGGTTCGGGCAGTTGTTTGGCTTTTTGTTCAGCATCTTTGTTCAAGATGTTGGACAAATCCACCGCTGCCACATCAAATTCACTCATCAGATAACTCCATTTTTTTCGCAAGGTCGTTGATGAACTCATCTGCTTGATCAAGACCTCGAATCACCCCGCAGATGTACCGATACTCGGCAAAATCAGCCGCTCTTCCGCTGTTGACAAACTCAACTTGCTGCGCTCTGAGCTGCTTTAGTTCTTTTTGCACGTGCGCTAAGACACGGTTTGCATCCATACTTACCCCTTCTTAGGTTTGTTTGGAAGTTGTGGCGGCGCTTGTCGTTGCGCCGATTGCATGGACAATTGAGCACGATGTTTCGCAACATCAAGTCCCATGCGAACTCCTTCAGTTTCCTGCTGCTTATTGATTTGATCTCGCTTGGCAGCGGCATTTGCGGCGACTTGCATCGCTGCGATTTGTTTTTGAGCTTCAATCCGGGCTTCGTCAATCCGGATTTGGTCAGCCTTTGCGGCTGCATCAGAAGCTTGCTTTTGTTGTTTCAACTGCAACTCTTGTTGCTTGAGCTGAAGTTCTTGCTGTTGCATCTGAACAATTGGGTCTTGCATTTGCTGTTGAGCCTGTTGTTGTTGAGCTTCTTGCTGGTTTTGCTGAAGCAGTTGTTGAGATGCTTGAGCCGCCATGACTGCGATGTGATCTGCCATTTCGGGCGGCACACCTTTGGTCTGGTCTTCGTTGGGCAAAGAGATACCCATTCGCTTTTCAATCTCAATGCGGTATTGAAAGGCTACGTGTTCATTGATGTGAGCCATCATTGCAGCCTGAATGGCTTGGGCCATTGGGCTTTGACCAACGACTTGCTGGATCTTTGGATCTTGCAATGCGGACATGTGTACTTGGATGTGGGCCTGATGGTTTTGCTGGATGAATGCCTTGACCGGCTCGCCAGTAATAATGTTTTGGTTTTCCTGAACCGGGTCGGTTGGAACCTGATCATCTTCGGTAACAACCAATTTCTCGGCATTCTTGACGCCCAACACCTCAATCATTTGACGATGCAGGAAAGCCAAGTCATAGAGTTGGGGAGCTGACTGAGCAAGCTGCATGACCGCCTGATACTGAACAATCTTCTGAGCCATCGTGGCGGCGTTGGGATCGCTGACAGGGATTACATCGGTGCTGTTGTAGTCAGACTTGCGGGCGCTACGGCTGCCTTCTTCCGGCTCGTAGTCATAATCTTCTGGCGCATCTTCAGCAATGATTGCTTTGAGCAATTTGAATTCTTGCTTCATTGAGAAATGCATGCGGGACTGAACCGCACCCATGACTTTCAATGTGCGTTCGAGGATTGCCAAAGTTGTGCCGACCGGAGCTTGGCTGGACATGTCAGAGACATTCATGTCTCCGCTGGAAGCAAATGCTCGGCCTTCTTCGACGATGTTTTGGAACAAAGCAAAGAGAACTTGGCTTGGCTCTTTGTAAGGCAGGGGGAGGATGTTGTCTCGGATTGATCCGGACGGTACATCTACATCTCGGAACTCTCCGGGCTGGATGGGCGTGTCATCGCCCTTGATACGTAAACCACGGGACTTGAGGCCGCCCGGCAAGTTGCTAAGCGTTCCGGCGTCAACCAATTGCCGGATGAGCATCGTAGCTGATTTTGCATATCCCCCGATAAGGTGGATAAGACCATAGCCGTAAAATCCATCACCGGGGATGTATTGGTAATGGACGAAGTGTTGGCGCTTAATATGCAGTTTGTCTCCCTCATACCAATTTCTCCTGATTGAAAGAATTTGTCCGCTTTGTTTTTCCAAAGTGACGACATAAGGCAAGGCGATGCCGGTCGGCTCGCCCTTTTTGTTTACATCCTCAAATTTGGGAAGGTCAATGTCAACATGCATTTCCAAGATGCGGTAGCGATCATCTTGGATGGCAGACATGCCACGCTCTTCGGCTTTTTGTTTTTCGACATCATCGAGGTCATAGCCGGGGTCGCCTAAATCAACATCAAGGTAGAAGCCGCTTTCTTGGAGCTTCAACACTTCATTTTTATTTTTGCGCATTACGTGCGTGACACGTGGGGAATCTTCCAAGTTGGAAGCGCCGAACGGTACGACGATGTCTTCGGCTGGAATAAATTGTGCGACTTCGCGACCTTTGCTTGGGTCGAAGTACACCTTCTTGAATGCTGAGCCGGTGATAGGCAGTGACCACAAAAGCTTTTCATGCTCCGGGCGATATTCAGTCATGACCTCGGTCAGCTCATAGTTCATGTCATCCTGAACTCGTTTGGCTGCATCCTGCGCTTCGGGTGTTTCTTTGCCGATAATTTTGGTTTTGACCGGCCCCATCGCAGGGAATGTCTCCATAATGCCTTCGGCTTGGAAGCGCACTACAGACTCAGTCAGCATTGGGTGGAATACGCCGCAGGCTCCCTGCCAAGGCTCAGTGCGTTCTTCATAGCGCAGGCCAAGTAACTTTAGGCCATCAACGTAGGTTTGAATCCACTCACGGCGGTCGCGGACATCTTTCTCAAAATCATCAATGAGGTCAGATGACACAGACTGAAGTTCTGAGTTGTCCATGAACTCAGCAAGGTTGGCTTCAAAATCTTCTGCCGTGCCTTCACCGGATTCCATGTGGACGTTTAAACCACCTATGCCAACATCGATTGACTCCGGATCATCAATTTCAATCTCAATGGTTGGGCCAGACAAATCCCCAATCTCATCGTTTAAACCTTGCGGTGCTGTGTATAAACCTTTTTCCATGATCATCCTTAAACTGTGTAATACCGTTCGGTTCGACGGCCTTTGAAGTACCTGACTTCATCTTGCTCATCTGAATCAATTTGAATGAAACCGCCGCGCCGGAAACGAAGCAAAGCCTGACTGGTCGAGTCAACAAGGTCATCGTTATCGCCGTTTGGGAAAGCTGCCATCTCTTCCATCAGCTCATCAGCCCAGCGGGTATCGGGACACCAGACCAAGCCAGATGAAAACAGGTCTGATATAGCGTTTACACGCGCTATCTTATCGCTTCCTTTGCTTGGTGTGTACTCTTCCAGCGGGATTCCCATCTGACGAAGCTCATAGATAAGCGGCGCACCCGCCGCTTTCTTTTCAACAATCAATGTGTCCGGATTCCAATCCTTCCACATTTCAAATGCTCGTTTTTTCAGTTCCGGAAACTCCATGCGGGCTTTCATCGAATCCAAAACAATGATGTTGGTCTTCATGTTGCCTTGTGCGTCGGGATGTTTAAACACACCCCATGTAGTGCAGGCGGAATA